ATAGGAGTTATTTCGTGAACAACTTCTTCAGAATCAAGAACCTCTGTTGAATTTTCTTTTCTTATTTCTTCTAATGGTCTAAGACCAAGCACTTCTGCTATTTTGTCATCACTCATGGTTTATCCTTCTGGGTCATCCGTTATTTCTTTTATGACATCCCAATCGTCATCAAATTCAATATCCAAATAACTTATAGTAAGATCTGGATCTGTAGTTGGCGTGTTATTAGAAGTCATTCCAGGATACACGTTCACACCTTCTTCTGGATCTTTAGAACTGTCAGTACTCGTCCAAAGATCTGTGTCAGTAAACTTTATAACTTTCTTTTCTCTTTCAGGTCCAAAATACCAGCACTTCATAGTAAAATTGAGAGTCCAAAGAACTGTCCTTCTTTCTTCATAATTTCCCTCGTAAAGCTCTTCATTTGTAATTCCGTTAAGTATCAAAGGAATGTCAATAGGCTCTAAATCACTTACGAGTTTTACAGTCGAAGTCCATTCTGGTTTGAAAAACGGTAGAATTTGCTCTACAATTTTTACAGCATCTTCTGAGTATTTTGTCATAATTGAAAGAGTAAAGTCGATATTATATGGCGTTGCAGACCATTCAAAACTTCTGCTATCATCAACTTCTGCTTTTGCAGATTTTCTAATCTTTTGGTTTGAAGCTATTTTACGCTGACCATCGTATGACATATTTGTAATTTCAAAAGACATTCTCGGAAGCGTGATAGCAGATTGCTGATTTAAGTTAGGATCTTGAGTAATTCTAGATAAAAACTTTTGCCAAGGACCATATGCAATAGGAACTATTATCTTTTGTGTTTCTACACCTTCAAGATCATCTCTGGTAATTACTATTTTGTTAAATAAAGTACCAAAGAGAGTTATATATTTTCTTGTCGTTGCATTATAGAAGTGATTTACGAAAGCCATATTTAAAATTCCATTTATGTGTCTGTTGGATACGTTATAATTTCGCTAAATGGATCTATCTCAGAAAAATCAACAACATCATCGACTTCATTTTCAAAGAATTCATTTTTAGCAATAGGATCAAAAGAAGAAAGATCTTGTAGATTGCTTACTCCGTCTGTTTTTATATTATCATAATAGGTATCAATTTCACTTCTTCCAGTTTCAAATCTTTCATTGGAGTACTCGAATAATTCGCATTTAAGATCAAATACTTGTAATGTGCCAGATTGATAAAATACAGACTCGTGTTCAACAAAAGTTATCTTAAAAAATTTGTTATTGAGTGGAAGATAAACGAGATCACCTTCTTTTGGTCTAATAAGTTCTGGATTTATTTTAGTTACAAATCTTTCAAAAGTTCTATAAGCTACAGTAAAAGTTGCCTGATCACGAATTTGCAAACCAAATTTAGATAAGAAATCACCTTCACCTTGAAACCCGTCGATACTTTTTACATACATTTCCATAGGAAACGCCGAATTAAACACTGATAGATCATCTTCGTTAAGTATATTATCAGTTGCGCCCAATGTCCTAGTAACATAAAACATATCGAGTCCATATATTTGAATAGACTCTATAACGAGATCATCAATAAGTTGCTGCTCATTAAAATAATCGTAATTTTGAAAGAAATTGTTAGTTGCCATAAATTATCCAATAAAGTTGTAAGTAAGTGGTTGAAGCGAACTAATAGCACTTTCTTCCATTTCTTTTCTATCAGCTTTTGCTTCAGAAAGAATTTGTTCACCGTTAAATTGTACACCGCCTACAAGTTGCATATTGGTGAATTTAGTCAAGTTTAATCCCCATTGCTCTCTGATAAGTGCAGATGCGTAATTTTGTAACCAACGGTCATTCCAAACATCAGTATAAGTTTCACCATCTATAATATCGTAAGCTTCAATAATAATGTACTCACCAGGAACTAAAAGATCCTTAGTTACATCTATGTATAAACGATTGATGTTTCTATTGAAGCGCACGAGTGGTCTTCCCACAAGAACCTCTTGAAGGAATTGAATATGCTGCATTGACATGTAATAATTTTGGACGTTATAGCCCATTATGTCGTTTATGTTATTTAAAACGAACTGATATGTTACGTTGAACATCCCAGAACCAGTAGAAAGTGAAGAACTGAGATCAAATATTCTTACGACACCGAGAAGCTGAGGTGGTACTTCTACATATCCGTTATCTATATCTTCTTGAGTGAGCTCGTGCTTGAGATACACAAGTTGAGAACCAGCATAGTGGTAATCTCTCCAAAAGCTTATTGCTTCGTCAATGCGATCTTCAATTTGCTCATCAGAAACGTTAATTTGAATCACGGGAGCGCCGATTTTTCTTAAAACATAATCTTTGAAATCTTGTCTTGATGATGGTAAAGCCATTACACGTACCTCTTTTAGATCTATTTATAATACTATAAATCAAACAAAGTAGTTGACAAATTCTCTACATATGTTATAATTGAATTATCATTCATAAAAACAATAGTATATTGTTAAGAATATACTTATTCATTAAGAAAGTTTAAGTTGAAAAGTTTTATGTCTTCTACAAATATTTCTGCAATCATATGCTTAGTTTCATCATTGTAGTATTCGGTATAATGTTTATGTGATGTTGAGTTTTTATGAGGAAGTTTTGTTTCAGGCAATCCTAAAATATTTGTTATTTCATCAAAGTCTTTTTGTAATTGATGAAACTTTCCAATAAAATCTATGTTTATGTTTCCAGTATTATCTAACAACCAAGGATAATGTAGTGGATTACAATTCGAAACTTTTTTACCACTATAAAATTCATGTATATACGACTCAAAATCGATACCATCTGTAAAAAAATCTTTTGCATTAAAGTGATACTGAGATACCATTTTATCCCATGGATTTCTTACGTATGCGAATTTGAAATAATTACTATCTGCTAAATTGAGTTGACTTCTTAAATTTGCGTGCTTATCTACATTTACATCACAAAAAGGTTTTAACACAAATTCCATAGTAGAAGCTGCGCATTTATTCATGTGAACAGAAATAAATTTATACTTATGGCTTATCATTTTGTTTTATAGATTCAAAAAGATCTATATCCTCTTTATAAAATTGTTTTAATTTGTTTACAAAATCTGAATCTGATAAAATTTCTTCTACATAAGGAACAATATGACTTTTAACTTCATTTTCTAATGTAGAATTTAGTTTCACAAGATCTTCTTTTATTCCCAAATGATATTTTATTGATTGTTCAAAATTTTCATCCATCGCAATCCAAGTAACATTTTGAAGACCTTCCGTGAAATACTCCATTTTTCTATGGTGTATATCATTTATAAAGGTAAAATTCTTTAAATTTCTAGTTTTAAACCATTGCGGCAATAGATCATAATTATTCTTATTGTGCAGCATGTGATGAGATGCTAATTCTATTGTTGATCCCTTCCAGCGTTGAATAGGATCTCTTATTATTGCATAACATTTATAATCAAATAGATTATCATGGATATAATTTCCGTTTTTCCATAGACTTGAACGAATTAGATGGTGTGATACTGTTTTTGAAGCATTTTTTGGTATTTCTACCCATAATTTCTTTTCTGTTTGGTTATAAAAACATTTTCCTTTCATAATCCAAAATCACTCCATGAAGATTCATGAACCGCTATATAGTCAGGCCCAATAAAGTTTTCATCTAAAAGAGTGTAGTCGTGAAATTCTATATGATCTGTTTTTAGCCTGCCCAATTTAAATCCTAAAGGCTCAAGAAACTTGTAACTGTCTATAAGCATCCATTTAGTAAGTACGCAAACAAAACTGTATTCAAATTGAATTACTCCAACTTTACCTTCTTTGAGTGTATTTTCAAATCCTTTGAATACCTTGCCTTCAGCACCTTCGGTATCTATTTTAAGATAATCAATACGTTCTATACCTCTGCTATCAACGTAATCATCACCAGTAAAAGCTAATCCATTGATGATTACACTATCATCTAAACGTAGATCCGTTACAGTAGTGCTCATTGCATCATATGTTGTTTTGAATTTAAGAGGCACAGAACCAGCTTTATCTAAAAGACCAAAACTATTTGGATACATTTTGTCGTCTATTTCAATATTATTTATCATCTTGTGATATGTATTAGGAACAATTTCGAACATATGAATATCTGCATTTGGTTGATATTTACGGGTCATATTAGTCCATTCACCAATATTTGATCCTACATCAAATATAGTATTAAACTTACCTGCAAATCTTTCTTGTATCCAAATTTCTCCATGCTCTTTAAATTCTTGCATGGCGTAATTTCTGTCGTAATTACTCATTATTTAAACACTTTCTCATTTCTATAATTGCCTTGCATCACTGTAACACCAGTATCTTTCTTTTGTGGCTCAGGCACGACAGGTTGTTCAG